TTTATTGGTGTTATAGCAAAAAGCATCTGGCCGATCTCCCCCGTGTACCGGACAGCTTTGTTGAACGCCGTTGGTGCTTATGTTTTCGAATCCTAGTCTTTGAAGGATTAAAACATCGACGGCAACCGCTGCATGCTTTATCTTTCTGACTCTGTCAGATTCGGAATCAGAATATAATGGCTTCTTCTTCATTGTTTTCATTAATTGGTTCCAGGGAGTTTAGTTCATCAAGAACTTCGTAATTAAATTTACCTTCAGAAAATCTACAGCAATCAAGATTTGATACAAGGTTTATGTATTCTGAACTTGCGTCCATACCTGCACCAAATCTGGTTTCAACTACAATTATTTTTCTATCGCCGTTTAAAAGTGAGTCACCGGCTGCAACGTCTTCATCTGTTTTTCTTTTGAGAAAGGTCAGGTTGGTACATAGCCATAAGATCCTGTCACTTGCAGACACAACGCCTGCATCCTCTCTGTTTATACCGTCTCTATTTAGCTGGACGGCGCTAAGAATAGGAACATCATATTTGACCGAGAAGTTATGTAGCTTAGTTACGATGTCTCCAAGGTGTTGGTATTCTTGATGTGATCCCAGCTCGTCCAAGTTCATTGTTTTTAAATAATCTAGCACTATAAGACAGTCGTTAATTCTTCCGTTCTCGTCTCTTCCAACAACCGTGTTAACCCATCTTCTCATAAGGGAGAAATATTCTTGTGGTGTTTTGCCTGATATATTTACGTGGTCGAATCTCTTTCCTTGTATTTCTTGCACAGCTTGTTCGACTGCATTTTTAAGGTTAGCTTTAGTTGAAAACTTTCCTGTTTCTACAAGGTCTTGGCTAACTCCAGAATTAAGAGATACCCATTTTACAGTTTGGGTTTCCTTTGTCATTTCTGTATCTAGGTATAATACAGGCACGCCTTGGTATACGACGTTCTTGGAAACATTTAGGCAGAAGGTGCTTTTACCAATCTTGGGCCTAGCACCAATAATATTTACTGATCCTCTTCTAAATCCTCCACCAATAGAGTTGTCATATCTTGGAAATCCAGACGGGATTCCGGGTATGTCTACGGGATTCTCGGCTAGGTGTTCTATATATTTTTGGGCAAACTCGCCAACGTCTGTTATAGAGTCCTCGTTTAATATATCTGGAATAAAATCAAGTACGGATTTTTCTGCACGAGATATAACATCTGAAAGCTTAGACTCAGAAGTTACTGTTTGAAGGTATTTGTCGAATCCAGAAAGGCGACTTTTGAATTTTCTTACAACGGACCAAAATCTAATGCTGTCTATAAAACCCTTGAGTTCATTTTCTGTCATGTCCTCATCACTAGAATCTTTAAGGTCACTTACATACTCGTTTGATATTAAACTTTGAAGGCCCAGTTTGTTTGAAGAAGATACGACAGTGTCTATTGTAATAGATGGGACATCTAGTTCTGAGCATGTATTTTCCACACAGGAAAAAAGAGCCTGGTGTTCGGGTGAATAAAAATCACCCTTATTGATAAACATGTTGGCGAAAAAATAGCTCGACGAACCTTTTTTTAATAGGTGTCCAAGAATTACTTTTTCACTATAGTTATCAGAAAACTTTTCCATTATGCTCCGTGCGTCCTACATCGATTACATCTTATTTTAGACGAAGACTCAAGTCTTCCCGCGGGATATTCTTTATTAAAATCAAACTCGGTTTTACAAGATTCGCAAACAACAATATTGGGTTTATATTCTGGTCTAGTCGTTCTTTTTTTGGACTTAGACTGCCTCTTCATGGATTCTGTGTATTCTTTGTTATCAAACTCTGGAAAAGAGAACTCATCAGAGGATATAAAAACCACATCGCCCTCTGATTCTGCGGGCGCTATACTAAAATCTATTGTAGTGGCAGTTTCCGTTTCCTCGGTTGAATCAAGCGGTTCGCTTAAGTCTCTATTAAGGTTGTCCATTTGTCCTTCATACTCGTCCACGTTTCCATATATTAAATCTTGCAGGTGTAGCATATTGTCCATAGCGTTGTCGAATACTTTCTTTAATGTATCGTCTACTTGCATATCAGTCTCCTCTATATTTCTCTCAGGTGGATCTTCTTCGTATATCAATGAGTAGTAATTTTCGATTATACTCATATCGTTATTTATGATAGCGTTTTCTAGTATCTCTTTTTTATTCATTATTGTCATTGTCGTCCAAATCTCCATCATCGATTAGTAATTCTTCTTCGTCTTCTATGATGAAGTCATCGTCATCGAGTTCTACTATAGTTGTTTCTTCTAATCTCATATTTGTTTTCCAAATGCTAAATTCTTTACACACGATGAAAGAAAGTCAATTTTCCTATCAACATCTTCTATGGAAGATAGTTGTGTTTCGCACAGAGACTTTGTTTCCTCTAGTTCTTTTGCAACAGGATCGTTTCTTTTTATGATAAGGCCTTTTTCTGCTAGACCATAACCGTTTGTGTTAGGGAGTTCCCTTCCTATTATGCTGTTAATGTTAGCGTTACACCAAGATATGTTAGATTTTAGTCTGTTAATTTCACTCTTGACATAAAGGCCATATTGCGCAAGCCTAATAGCATCTATTGAAAGTTGCTCCTTACTTGCTGCCTTCATATAATCACGCCCCATTGTCAGCAAGGTTTCTACTTCGCTGGGTATTTGTAAAGAAGAAAGCTTGAGAGCCTCTTTAAAATCAATCATCTTTTTTCTGATATCATTTTTGTCCATCTTATTTAAACCTATTTATGGCATCCTCTTCTGAGTCTATGTAAACCAAATCTATTTCATTCAGTTGACAGAAAAATTCTTTTTCCTCATCTCTCTTCAACTGATCGTCAAAAGATGATTTTGTTTTATGAAAGAACGGCGTAAAGATTTTGTGCTGTTTGCCCTGCACCTCTACCGCCAGCTTTCTCATAGGCAAAAAAAAGTCCAACGACAATCGTGACCTAGGTAGAGTTACATCTTCTAGAATGGGGTCTAATGGATATTTGCTTTTGATAATTTGCCCAACCTTATATTGCAAGTTTGATCTACAGGCGGCTTCAGTTTTAACGGGCCATTTACTTTCTCTTGTGTCCCAAGCTTCCCAGTCTCTAGTTTTAGCGTTTTGAACTCTCATTATTTGGAAACTATTGTCATAGACCTTATGTTTGAATAAAGACTGTTGTATAATTCTTTATCTTTTCTTAGCTCGTCTATCATAGCGAACTGGCCTTGGCATTTAATATCTGTGCCATCAATAGAATACCACGCGCCAGATCTTTGAATAAGGCCCATCTCACATGCCACGTTAAATAGATCCATGTGTTCGTCTATTCCTCTTCCGTAGATAATAGGAATAGATACTGAGCTTCCGGGTGCGCCAAGCGCAGATGACAATACATTAAAGTGAGCCACCTGACCAATCGAGTTATTATTTTTATCAGATATATCTTGTTTCCAAGGAGCTTCAAGCCAAACGGAAGCGCCGTACTGGGCAGCGTTACCGCCAACGGTTGCGCTTTTCTTTCCTGGACCGGGGTTTGGGTTGGCTATCATGTGCGTAAGGGCAATAAAAGTTGATTGTGTTACAGAGAGTATTTGGCTAGTTCTTCTAAACATCTTATACATCAAGGACGGAACACCAGCCATTCGTATGGAATCGCCTATGTTGGATTGAAGTTCCGCCTCAGGGCAAAGCGCGGCAACGGAGTCCAGTATACACACGCACTTGTTGTGATCCTTAAGGGTTTGATAAATCAAGTTAAGGTAATCTTCTGCGGTTAAAATTTTAAGCTGATTGGATTTTATGATGTCAAAATTTTCCTTGTTTATTTCAGGAAAACAATCAATGAGTTCTGACCTAAGCCTTCCTTCAACGTCAAAGAAGAAGGCCTTTTTTTCTGGATAAAGTCTATGGCATTGTTGTACATAATGTAGAGCCAGTGTTGTTTTTCCAACCTTGGGTTTACCACTAAGCAAAACGTTTATTCCTTCTGGTATACCGCCGGATAAAGCTATATCGGCAGATAAACATGTGGGTATAATTTCACCCTGCGTTTCTAAGAGGGCCGTAGAGGAGATAAGAAAATCTTCTAGGGATAGGTTGGCTGCTTTTGTTGGCATCTATAGTAGTCCGCTTAGATTAGATTGTTGAGAAGGGCGGTTTTGTTTTTTTATAACCAGCTTCTTGTCGTTGCTTTTATTTCTCATTACGGCTTCTTCCTTTTTATATTTAAGTTCTAGATTAAACAGGTTGTATATGACGGTTTTTTGCTTGTCAAGAGGAAGGTATCTTAATGTTATAATTCCTCTATCTTTAATATAGGAGATTATCGTTTTTGCCGAGAAGCATTTTAAAAGATTTTTTACATACGATATCTCCACTATGTAATCTTTTTGTAGCTGCTTGAATTCCGGGTGTTCGTTTGCTATATCCTTTTTCCAAAAAGCGCATTTAGGTTTTGATGATCCGCTTTTCTTTGTGTGCCACTCTATCTTGTTGTTAATAATAAGCTCTGTGATGTGAGAGGATATTCCAACTTTAAGCTGGGGAACGAATAGGCTCTTATACTCTTTTGTTTCTGTCATCTATATTGTTCTTTAAAATACAAGGGGAGGATAGATCAATGTCTCTTTCCTCACGATTATAGCAAGACATATGTTCATCGTACCACACAATGACCATTTTGTTATCAATCTGCCAACCAATTCCACAGTGATTAGATGTTTCTTCGCCAAGCCAGCCGACGCTTTTATTAGAGAAGAATATGTGGGGAGAATATTCTCTCTCGATATTTGCT